TAGGAGGTAAGGGATGCAATTAAGACCTTATCAACAGGAAGCACGGGAAGCTGTTCAAGCTGAATGGGCTAAAGGTCGCAAGCGCACGCTCTTAGTATTACCGACAGGATGTGGGAAGACAATCGTCTTTTCTAAAATCATTGAAGACCAAGTGAAAGAGGGCAAGCGTGTGCTTGTCCTTGCTCATAGGTCCGAATTGTTAGAGCAGGCTAGCGATAAGCTTAAGACTGCGACAGGTCTCGGCACAGCTTTAGAGAAAGCAGAGAATACTTCTATCGGTTCATGGTATCGAGTAGTCGTTGGATCGGTTCAGACCATGCAGAGAGAGAAACGACTTAGTCAATTTCCTCCTGATTGGTTCGATACGATTGTCGTCGATGAAGCCCACCACGCCATTTCAGACGGCTATCAGCGTGTCCTTGGCTACTTCGAGCAGTCTAATGTCCTCGGGGTAACAGCGACCCCAGACCGTGGAGATATGAAGAACCTTGGTTCTTACTTCGATAGCTTAGCTTATGAGTATTCGCTGGTACAGGCTATCAAAGAAGGGTATCTATCAAAAATCAAGGCATTGACAATTCCGCTTAGCTTGGATTTGTCAAATGTCAGCATGTCAGCAGGAGATTTTAAGGCGAGCGATGTCGGAACAGCGCTAGACCCATACTTGGAGCAGATAGCCGATGAAATGGTCAAGCAATGCGTTGACCGCAAAACAGTCGTATTTTTGCCTTTGGTAAAAACCTCGCAGAAGTTTCGAGATATTCTAAACGCAAAAGGTTTTCGCGCTGCTGAGGTAAATGGAGAGTCCAAGGATCGTGCAGAAGTCTTAGAAGACTTCGAGAATGACCGTTACAACGTGCTCTGTAACTCTATGCTCTTAACTGAAGGTTGGGATTGCCCGTCAGTGGATTGCGTAGTCGTGCTAAGACCTACTAAGGTACGTGCCTTGTATAGCCAGATGGTGGGGCGTGGTACTCGATTGCATCCAGGGAAAGAAGAACTGCTTTTGCTAGACTTCCTCTGGCACACTGAACGCCACGAGCTATGCCGACCAGCGCACTTAATTTGCGAGACTCCAGAAGTCGCTCAGAAAATGGTTGAGAATATGGAAGAGCAAACAGGCGTCATGCTTGACCTTGAAGATATGGAAGTGAAGGCGGCTGAGGATGTCGTCGCACAGCGTGAAGAGGCTTTGGCAAAACAATTGGAAGAAATGCGGAAACGTAAGCGTAAACTTGTGGATCCATTGCAATTCGAAATGTCTATCCATGCTGAAGATTTATCGAACTACGTTCCTAACTTTGGATGGGAGATGGCTCCTGCTAGCGATAAACAAATCAAAGCGCTTGAGAAGTACGGCATACTTCCTGATGAAATCGGGAATGCTGGAAAGGCTGCTTTATATTTAGACAGATTGCACAAGCGACAATCAGAAGGCCTGACCACACCAAAACAAATTCGATTCTTAGAAGGTCGAGGTTTCAAAGATGTTGGCATGTGGCAATTTGATCACGCTAGAAATATGATTGATCGCATTGCTGCAAACGGCTGGCGATTACCAGCAGGCGTGCGACCGGCTGAATATGTACCGGGGTGATGTATGGAACTAAATACAATCTACAACGAGGATTGCTTGGCCGGTATGCAAAAAATCCCTGACAAGTCAATCGACATGATATTGTGTGATTTGCCTTATGGTACGACTCGAAACAGCTGGGACAGTGTACTGCCATTTAATAAGCTTTGGGAACAATATGAACGAATTATCAAAGATAATGGCGCGATTGTACTGACTGCTCAAACTCCGTTTGATAAAGCGTTAGGAGTGAGCAAGCAAGAATTGTTGCGTTACGAATGGATTTGGGAGAAATCCAATGCAACAGGACACTTGAACGCCAATCGAATGCCGTTAAAGTCGCATGAGAACATTCTTGTGTTCTATAAAGAATTGCCAGTGTACAATCCGCAGTTTACTTACGGAAAACCGTACAAGGCAATCTGTAGTATGCATAGCAGTAACTATGGAAAACAAAAGGATAATATCGAAACCGTGAATGATGGCTATCGTTTCCCTAGAAGTGTATTATTTTTCAACAATGAAAAAGACAATTTTCACCCGACGCAGAAGCCAGTTGAATTGTTTGAGTACTTGATAAAGACATATACAAATGAGGGGGGGCTGGTGTTGGATAACTGTATGGGCAGCGGAACTACTGCAATAGCTTGTATTAATACCAACCGTAACTATATTGGTTTTGAAATTGATGAAGAATACTATCGCAAATCCATGGATAGAATCAACAGCCATGTGTCGCAGATGACATTATTTTAGAAAAAAAAGGAGAAAACAGTGGCAGAGAATGATTTTAACTTATTGCCGTTGCTGGATTACATCAATCCTGCCACGGTAGACTACCAGACATGGGTAAATGTGGGCATGGCCCTGAAGCATGAGGGATATACGGCATCTGATTGGGACAACTGGTCCCAAAACGATAGCCGGTACAAGAAATTCGAGTGTTTCAAGAAATGGGATACCTTCAACGAAGAAGCTGGAACTATCGTGACGGGTGCAACGATTACCCAACTGGCAAAAGAAAATGGCTGGGTGTCGCAATCTGGCTATGATAGTGAGAATGCGCATGAGTTAGGCTGGACCGATACAATAGATCGTGATTATCGTGTCATTGATAAAGACTGGATTGAAGGAAAAGAGATTCATGAGCCGACAATTTGGAATCCGGTTCAGGAAATTATCAAATACCTTGAAACACTTTTTGAAGCTGGTGAAAATGTAGGTTATGTGACCAAATGCTACCCAAAGACTGACGACGAAACTGGCGAGATTGTCAAATGGCTGCCAACACAGGGAGCTTACGACCGTACAGCTGGTGAGTTAATTCAACTCTTACAAGAATGTAATGGAGATATCGGTGCGGTTCTGGGAGACTATCACGAAGAAGCCGGCGCATGGGTGCGATTCAATCCAATGGATGGAAAGGGCGCTAAAAATGAAAACGTGACAGATTTCAGATATGCCTTGGTTGAATCCGACAGCATGCCAATCGATAAGCAAAATGCTATCTACAAGGAATTGGAGCTACCGATTGCAGCCTTGGTACACAGTGGAAACAAGTCGCTACATGCCATCGTCAAAGTAGATGCCAAGAATTACGAAGAGTATCGTAATCGGGTTGATTATCTTTATAAAATTTGTCAGAAGAATGGGATCATAGTTGATACTCAAAATAAAAATCCAAGCAGGCTATCACGCATGCCGGGCTTTATCCGAAATGGCCAGAAGCAATTTTTGGTAGATACTAACATTGGTAAGGCCGATTGGGACGAGTGGTACCAGTACATCGAAGACTTGAACGACGACCTGCCGGATCCCGAAGGATTAGCAGACAGCTGGGATAACTTGCCGGAATTGGCCCCTGAATTGATTAAAGGAGTTCTTCGTCAAGGCCACAAGATGCTGATTGCTGGTCCGTCCAAGGCTGGTAAGTCATTCGCTTTGATTGAGATGTCTATAGCAATTGCAGAAGGCAAAAAGTGGCTCGGTTGGGATTGTACGCAAGGGCGTGTCCTCTATGTCAACCTAGAGCTAGACCGTCCGTCTGCCTTGCATCGCTTCCGTGATGTCTATCAAGCTATGGGATTGCCACCTCAGAATATCCAGAATATCGATATCTGGAATCTGCGTGGAAAGACCGTACCGATGGACAAGCTAGCGCCTAAGCTCATTCGCAGAGCTTTGAAGAAGAATTACATCGCTGTCATCATCGACCCGATTTATAAGGTTCTGACGGGTGATGAGAATAGTGCAGACCAGATGGCGCACTTTACCAATCAGTTTGATAAGGTGGCCACAGAGTTAGGCGCTAGCGTTATCTACTGCCATCACCACTCAAAAGGTAGTCAAGGGGGTAAGAAGTCTATGGACCGTGCCAGTGGCTCTGGGGTATTTGCTCGGGATCCTGACGCGCTTATCGACTTAGTAGAGCTGGAAGTGTCAGAGGAATTACTTACTCAGAGACTGAATCAGGCGGCGTGCGAAGTATACAAACAGGCTTTGCAAGAGCGAAACAATGCCTACTATCAGCAGAATGTCGGCTTAGATGACCTCTTGAGCCCTGCTCAGATGCGGACGCATTTCGAGAAAGGCATTCCTGATGTGATGGCTCGGGCGCCGTATGTAGACAAGCTCGAAGAAGCTCGCAACAAGATCCAGATAGCGACTGCTTGGCGTGTTGAGGGTACGCTTCGAGAGTTTGCCAAGTTTAAGCCAGTCAATATGTGGTTCAGCTATCCAGTACACGCGCTGGATGAAACGGGCGTACTTGCGGATATTAAGC